TTAGGGCTGTTGCTAAGGGTTGGCGTACTTGGCTAAGTATTGTCATTGGGCAATACTTCCAACATCTACCAAACTACCTAGAAGGCCAGAGACACGATTGTAAAGTGATCGACCCATGCGGAATGGTGACGGGCTAAAGTCAACGCCCTCGATCTGTCCACCCGGAGCAGTACGACTCTGAAAGATTTCTACTGAAACTACTGTCACTGCTGACTCTACTGCGCTGTTTCCGACATAAGTCGATGCGCCAGTAAGGGTTGCAGTGCCCGATGGAATGATGTTCTTTGAGATGATGTCAGCGTTAGTAATAGCAGCTGAGAATGTAAAGTCATCTAGCAAATCTGTAGTGATAGTTCTAGTACCGTTAAAAGGTGTTCCACAACCAGCGATAACTACTGATTGACCTTCATTAAAGGGTTGTGGCAAAGGTGTTGAGAAGTAAGCGATGTTGTTATTTAATGACACTGCATCGATCGCTACTGAATAAGAATTAAGCATAGGCAAGATAACTGCCTCTGCGCTGTCAATAATATCTGAAAGCACAGTATCAGAATAAAGAGAAACTGAAACGCCAAGCACAGATCGAAGCTCGGAAGCGGTGATAATTGTTGGCATTTCAGTCCTCTCTATACTGCTGGGGGAGCGATCGGGAGCAACCGCCCCCCCATGATTAGTTAGTTATCAGGTAAGGTTGAAGCGGCGAACTCCGCCACCGACCTTGGTTGCGATTGCGTAGTAGCCATAAACTGCTACTTGCAAACGACCATTTGCCAAAGTTTGAACCTGAATCTGAGTCTTTGGAGCCTCATAGAATGTTACAGCTTCTGGTACTACCAAGAATGCTGAATCATCGATCAGTGTTGTCACTGACATGTGTGGATCAACAAATAGGTTTTGACCCATTACTGTTCCAGTTAGTGACTGAACTCCGACATTACCCGGAGCATTTGAAGGTTGTGCAGCTGTAAATAGTGGACGATTTGTTGAGTCCTCGGCTGAGATGATTGTCTCCCACCATGCTGTATTAGCAATGATGTTCTTAGCAAACTTACCAGCTGCTAGGTATGCAGCAGGAGTTTCCTTGGCGATGTACGCCTTGAAACCTGCGATTGTTGCAGCTTGTGTTGTGGCTTGTGTACCACCAGCAACAAGTGCTGCTACAAGTGCTTGATCAGTTGCCTTAGCGTAAGAATAATTTAATTCCTTGACAAGCTCATCATAGTAGCTGGGCCCAGATCGGTCTAGGAGTTCCCAGCTTATCGTTTGTAATCCGGCCGCTTTCTTGACATCAACAGTGATGTATGAGCTTGCCATTTCAGTACCACCAAGTGCTTCACCTTCAGTTGAAGATGAATCGATTGTAGGCGCAGTTGAAAGCTTAGGAATGGTAAAACTCATTCCAGTTGCAACCAGCGCGCCACGAGAAACTGCATCCACTGCTGGACGACCATCGATTGAAGTTGTGATGAACTCGTTTAGGTGTGGTGCAAGTGTTAAGCCAGTGTTGGTTGAAGTGTCGTTAGTAGCCATAACTAACTGACGAGCATCTTCATCACCCATTGAGGATTTGATGTTCGCTTCAAGTAACTGACCTGCTGTGAGGTTAGGATTGATGCGAGGAGTTGCGTAGAATGCTGGCTTTGATGCAGCAGCTTCTACTTTGTGTGCTTCTACCGCTTCAGCAACGGCAGGAGTCTCTGGAACGGTAGTGTCTGACACTTGTTCTCCTTCTGGTTGAACTTCTGAAACGGTTGTCTCAGAAACTTGTGTGGCTTCTTCTTCAGAAGCTGCGACCTGCGAAACTCGCGCAGAATCGATTGCTGGGTCTGTTACCAATGATGTTTCCATGATTGATGACTTGGAGATCACCATCACGCCATCTTGGTTGTCCCAAGCATCTACCTTGACTCCTACTGAGAAGCCATCTCGGAGTCCATCAGCAGCTTCCACCAAAGCATCTTCGCCAGCCATTGTGTTGGCTATCTTGAATGTTGCATCAATGCCTTCTGAAGTAACTTCGTATGAAAGAAGTTTGCCGATTGGACGAGTGCGATCATGCTCTAAAAGCAGTTTCACATTCTTGTTAAACTTGATTGATTCAGCTGCAAAGATTGTTGGTCCAGCAGATGTGTTGCCCTGCTCGCCCCATGTAACAATGCGACCTGAGATTGTGCGCTTGTTTGAGTCTGCTGCTGTGAGTGTGACTGGCATATCGATCTTCATCGAATCAAGTCCTCCTCTTCCTGTATTTGCTCGATCGACATTGCGCCGATTGTGTTGAGTATCTGATAAACCTGTGCGCGCTCTAATGCGTTACCGCGGAGGAAGTCATCTAAATCAAAACGAACTTCTGAAGTTGATGGGCAGATGTCCGGTAATGAAAGCCTGGACTCGATTGCCGAAAGGATCGGACGAAGTGAGAAGTCCACCAATGATCTACGCTCTGAAGTGGCGTTGGAGTAGGTCATCGAGGTTGATTCAGCGGAAAGGAAGTACGCTGGAATACCTGCTGCGCGAGCAATTTCCAACGCCACATATTGACGACCTTCAACCAGTTGTAATTGCTTTGGATCAAAGCCAACTGATTGCATTTCTACATCTGCGTTTAAGAATGCTGTTGAACGCGTTGCGCGAGAGTTGCGCCATGCTTCTAGAAGTTTAGCGATGCGCTCTGAAGTTAAGTTTGTGCCATTGCTCTTGAGAACCATTGATGGGACTGGCTCTTTGGCATAAGACAATGCTGCTTTTTCCAATTCGATTGCAGCTGTAATTGTGCGCCCTGCGCGATTGATAAATCCTTCATCGTATCCATCGAAACGAATGACAGAACCAACACCACGAAGTGGAGCCATGTATCCATCGACTTCATAACCATCGATTTCATTCATTGCCAAGTTATATTTTGGTTGAACGCGCTTTGGATCAATACGAGTCCATGAACGAACACGACCATCTTCTGCATAGGCATCGAGGACTAATCCGAAGCCAACGCCATACAGCCAGATGTCTTCTGCGAGCCAGTTGTAAACGACAAAACCGGAGACTCTTGGATCGGGTTGATTGATCACTCTAAGTGGCTCGATGTGAGCTCCGGTAATTTTATTGTATTGCTCAAGTGGTAATGATCCGATTGTGCCGCAGATAATGTTGCGTGCTCTTGCGACTGCTGGAACGCTCATAGCAGATGAGCGATCAACTGTCATTGGAGTGTTGAGTAGTCCATAGACAGAAGTTGAAAGATTGAATGGCTGAAGTGAAGCTGCGACATCTGTTCCAGTAACTTCGACAGATGGAGCCTTGACGAAACGATCAAAGATTCCCATTGGACATAGGATACCATAAATGTCCAAGGATTTGACAATTTGGCGTTTTGTGTCTAGCCGATAACGATGTCGTCCTCTGCATCTGGAGCAGTAGCAAAATGGCAAACCATAGCCATCGCCACAGCTGCACAGATTGTTGAATTGGAAACCTTACGCCCTAAGTACCAGCCGCCATCTCGGAATGGAAGTTTGACGGCAGATAGAACCTGCTTTGTCAATTCCTCCTGATTGCCATGAATAAGTCTTTGAGAAGTAATAGCCGACAGCATTTCATCGCATGCTTGTCCATAGACAGCACCATCGATTGGAGTGGTTGGGATTCCTGCTGGAGCCAGCCTTGCTGCGACTGCTCCTGAAGTCTGGCGAGAATATGCGACAGTCTCGACCTGATATTTACGAACCCAGTCAGCCACAGAATTAGCCATTTGCTTATCATCAAGATTGACAGGATTGGTATAAGTATCCAGAAGCACCACGATGAACTTATCGCCATCGGTACGCTGGGCAGCAAGTAATGCGCCCTCTCTGCGATCTGGGCTAAGGTCAATGGCAAACCAAGTGGATTTTTCTTTGTCGAGTTTTGCCTTGTTTTTAGAACACGCAGTCCAACTAGACGGATTGATCGCTGGATTGATTTGGGAAACCCATTGGCATAGGAGTTCAGTCCGGACGATTGATTCATCATCCATCATTGCAGCTTCTAGATTCTCAATGCTAATTGTGTACCCCAGAGATGGATTAGCCTGCGCCCAGGCATCTCGGTCATCGATCTTGCAGCCAGGTTCAGCCGACCATTCGAACCATCCAATACGATCATCTGCGCCACCGGCTGCTGCAACTCCTCGATCTCTTAATCTGTTCAGGATTACAGAATGTTGATCACCGGCATTACTAAAAATTAAAGTTTGGGGATTGACTACTGCCATCTGGGTATATCGAAGCGATGACCAGACTTCATCATCATGGAACTCTCGAACTTCATCCATGTAAACAGTATCCGGAGCAGCAATACCACGAGAGGCTGAGTTATTGGCTCGGACTAGGTAACGCTCACCTGTAGAGAGCTTGATTTCCTGTGAACCCTTTGACTCATACTTCTTGGAGAAGCGATCCGCCAGATGAGCAAAGGATTGAATCGTGTCATCGATCTTCCAGAAGATTTCAGATGATGTTGTCAGTTTGTGAGCTGTGTGGACCTGTAACTTCTGCTCTAGGGCATACATTCGCCATAAGATCATGAGCTGCATAAAGGTCGATTTACCATTCTGCCGGCTGATAATCACGCCAACTTCCTT